CTAGCTTGGCTGATGCTCCGACAAGGGAGTGTCGAAGAAGTGTCGAAATTCCTTGGCAGGACCGAAAGCCAGCACGTCTTGCAGATGATCAGGCGCCAGGTGAGCGTACCGCATAGTCATGGCCAATGACGAATGCCCCAGGATCTTCTGCAGGGTCAGGATGTTGCCTCCATTCGCGATGAAGTGTGACGCGAAGGTATGCCGTAGAACATGCGACTTCTGGCCTGCTGGCAAACTGAGCCCAGCACGAGCGACTGCCTCGTCAAACCGATCACGGCAATTACTAAAAGCGCCATGCTCTCGAAGATGACCACGAATGCGGTCTGCCAACTTTTGATCGATGGGCACGACACGTCGCCGCTTTGACTTGGTGTTCACGAACTGGAGCGATCCATCGGCGACCCGACTCAACGAGAGCCCCTGAGCCTCACCCCATCGACAGCCTGTAACAAGGCAGATCATTGCGATTAGCTCGACATGTGGATGCCTCATGCAACGCAGGACCCCAAAGAGCTGATCGATCTGTGCGGTATCGAGGTAAGACAGTTCTCGTTCTTGCACCCGTATGGCACGGAGTAGGGCAAGCGGGTTCTGATAGTCGATTTCACCGAGACGCCGTAGCTCATTGAACATAGCCCGCAGGTAGGACAGTTCGTTGTTCAAGGTCTTAGGGCTGATGCCGGAAGTGATGCGTTTGGCGCGGTACTCAGCGAAGTCGGTAGCCGTGAGCGTTATTGCGATAGGGTTTTTAAGTCGCTCAACCATACGATCCATAATGACGCGGCGTCCCGCATAGTCTGCGAGCGACCCACCGTGCAAGCGACCCCAGCAATCCACCAGTTCGGACAGGCGGCGACGATCTGTCGGTTTCGGTGACCACGTCGGGCTTTCGATTAGCTTTGTTCGGCATGTCGCTTCGAACCGCTGGGCTTCGCCCTTGGTCTTGAACGTTTTGCGGAACCGCTTGCCCTTGATCGGCTCAACATCGACACGCCAGCGTCCATCAGGCAGTGGGAGGATTGCCATCAGACAGCACGCCCCCAGCGGACGTGTCGCTCCTCAAGCAACGCCTTGATGTGCTTGTATAGATCCCGCTCGCTCATATCCTTGGCGGCGTAGTGATCACGTATAACAGGCCAGCATTCCCACTCGTGCAACCTAGCAAATGCCTGCTTAGCGCCCACCCGCTCCCTTGCTAGTAGGCTTACGAAGTTTCCCAGGAATAGCTCAACGTTCTTGCCGCTGAATCCTCGGCTGGTCTTGTAGTAGCGCTTGTACTGCGTCTCATCGACCAGGGAGTCGACCGGTAGATCGACTTTCACATCGTCACGCATCAGCGTCCAGATCGGCTCGAAGTAGCCAGGGCGAGCGATCAGCTTGAATTGGCTCAGGCCGTAATGCCACAGCCCGTCCAGATGGGCCGAGAAAGCAGCGAAGGAGTCTGTGTCGATAGCCTCGCCGGTCTTAGCGCTGATCGATCCGCTAGCGAATTGCTGGATGACTGAATGGTGGTAGCGCAATTCGACACGCCACACGTCCGCCCTCGGATCGTAGTTATCGGGATCGGCTAGATCGAACGAGTCCCGGCGACACCAGACGCTTTCCCAGAAGTCGAGCTTATCGGTGGCGCGAGCCTGCTCGGTCTTGTTGTAGATGCAGAGCTGAACGCCACCGGCAGAGCCGAACATGGACGTTTCCCCACGCCCGTAAACGCTGGACTTGGTTGCCCAGTTGATTTCATTGATGCCCGAGATATCGCGGTGCGTCCGGGCGCGACAGTGCAAGCGTGCCACCAGATCCACCGGAGGTTTCCAGCCTTGCAGATCCAGCGCGAGGTGAACTGCACACTGGTTACGCTCCCGGTGTGTCAGCACCGCTGCAGCGTAGTAGTCCATGCGCTCTTGCAGACGCTCAGGCGACAAGGCGTCGATGGCATGGGGCGATACTTCGATTTTCAGGTGTGGACCAATGCTGTCGAGCTTGGCGTTGAAATTCTTGATGAGCAGGATGAAGCCAAGGTCAGCGTTCTGTAGCTTGTATTGGTAGCCCGAGTCCCGACCTACCCGACCTGAATGCCAGATCTGCCCAGCAAACTCGACCAGTGCACCCGGTTTCTCAAACAGCGCCATGATTTCCGGACGGATCAAACCCCGATAGAGCTGGCGGACCGTATCGACGCCGCAGCGCAACAAACGAATTTTCGACAGATCGGTGATCGCCGCAGTACCTGGATCAATGAACAACCGTCCGCGCTTGGTCGGGTTGCCCGTTATATGGTCCATTCTCGCTTGGTCTTTAACGCTCATTCTCGAATTCCCAACAATGTCCATTAACGGACGGTTTCATCTGGTTTTATCTGACGTGTTACAGGGACGTCAGCGCGCGCAGCACGCCGGCTCGTGCCTCGCCGTGCGTGCCAGAGGCACGCTGACGGTCTTCACCACAGGAATTCCCCCTTCTCATACGGCACGCGGGTAAAACGGGTGCCCTGCGGCTCGCCCTGGACATGACGAGGCTGTGCAACCGGCTGAGTCGGCGGTAGCTGGTTGTTCCGGTTCTGGTCCTGCATCGAGCCTCGGTCGGGCTTGGTCGGGTCGAAGTAGCCGTTCTGCACGACCGTCATGCAGAACTCGAACGACACTTCCAGCAACGTGCCCTGCTGCGTGTTGCAGCGGCACCCGGTCAACCCGTCATCGGTGTCGGCGATGCTCATACGTCTTCGGTTGCGGCTTATGAGGTCCCGATCAGTCGTGGCGATGCAGATGGGCTTGGGGAAGGATTGCGGAGCATTCAGCTGGTCATAGATCGGCGCAGAGCCGGGCACATCCTGAATCCGAGGCACGCGAGATCCTAAATACTGCTCAAGCGTTTGCGGTTGCTCTGCACCTTGCCCACCGATGGGGTTGATGAACGAGCCGACGACGCTTTTCGCCTGATCGACCATGCTTGCGGAGTCAATCGGCGCGCCGATCTGGTCTGCTACATCGGGCGCGGTCTTCTCTTGCTCATACCGGGCGTAGGCGCGATACACGAGGAACCCCGCCCCGATGATCACCGCCGCGGCCAACAGGAATTTGGTCGGCACCTTGGTCTGGAAATGGTGCTTGGCGTTGGTGCTGGTGTAGGCGCCGAAGTACTTCTTATCCAGGCGCAGCGATTTCTTGTCGGCATCCTTGAAGCTGGATTTCACCTCGACCTTTTCCACCACCACTTCCGACTCGAAGCGCAGCAGTTGGGAGGATTTGAAGACGCGCCAGTAGTGAATGTGGGAGTTGCACAGGCGGCGAAGGTGAACATCCAGATAGCGCGGGTCTTGGGTGACTAGATGCACTTCGTGGCCTTGGTGACGCATGGTCTCGAAGCGGGTGATGTGCTCCGGTGGCCGCGCCCGTGGATCGCGAGAGCCAAACCAGCCTTGGGCCTCATCGACCACGATGATTGCGTCAGCGGGAAGCTCGAACCACTTCTCCGGGTCTTCAAACTCGAACCAGCTCGCCTTGAGCTGTTCGGGTTTAAGGCCGTTGATGTTGTGGTAGTAGACGACGCGCCCTTGGGCATGGGCGCTCTGATCAACTTCGCGGATCGTGTTGAGGGTCTTGCCGTGCCCCGGCTTACCCGTGCGGATAATGAGCATGATCAGCCCAACCCATCACCGGTGAGGAACTTGAACCGCTTCACCTCACCGGCCTTGTTCATGCCCGCAATGAACATCTTGGTCGTGATCGCGGCGAAGTAAATGTTCAAGACCACATCCAGCTTCGCCAACCCCAGGATCTGCTGAATGGGGATCGAGCTACCGGACATGTAGGAAATCAGGTGGTCGTGTGCCTCACCAATGATGAAGTTGAAACCGACATAGGAGGCGATGCCGATCCCGAGGATCTTCAACACCATCTTGACCAGAGGCCCAACGGCGATGATTAGTAGATTTGCCAGATACAGAAAGTGCATAGCTCACCTCAGAACGAACGACCCACGTAGATGGCTGCCCACATGAGCGCCATCGCCACAAAGAAATTGCTGAAATCGGATGCTGCGGTGCACAGCGGCTCGTAGCTGAGTTGCATCTGGCGACCGCCGCCAGTTCTCAGGGAAAGGCTCTCGGCCTGAGGACAGGAAGACGGTAAAAAGCGCGTTCCGGAGCCGATGAACGAAGGGATCTCGATGGTTTCTTCCTTGACCTCGAACTTCTCACCCTTAAATAGCCCTTCGATATCGGTTCGTTTCTTATCGAAGTTGGCCTGTTCTTCGGCATTGCAGCGCATCTGCTTTTGTTGCTTGAGGATGGCGCACTGGACCGCATCGCCCTTGCAGCTGATTTCGGCGTCGCAGACTTCCCCGGTTACACCGGGCTTGATGCACTTGTCTGGATCGGTCGCCGGGTCGCACTCAGCCTCGCCTTCGCCTTCGCCTTCGCCCTCACCATCGCCTGTGCCATCTCCTTCACCGTCTCCTTCGCCGCTGCCTTCTCCATCCCCTGAGCCATCACCGTCACCGCTTCCATCACCCTCGTCAGAGCCGTCACCATCCCCGTCGCCATCGCCTGGATCTTCCGGATCGGTTGGGTCTTCCGGGTCGGGATTTTCAGCGTCATCGCAACCGCCTACTTCGACGTCTGGATCGCAGGGCTTTGGGGGTTCCTTGCTGCAGAACGTGCCGTTCCATACATAGCCTTCAGGGCAGGCGTTATCGGGATCTGGCGTTGGGGTGTCGTCGGGATTGGTGGTGTCGCTTGCACCAGCAGGCGCGGTGCGAGTGGGTTCGCCACCGGTACATTCAAGCCCGGCGCTTTTGTATTCGTAGGAGCCGAACACACCGGGCGGGTTGCCGCTGGTGTAGGCGTATACGTTGGTCGGCGCGGTGAAGGCCCAGGTGTACTGGCAGCTATTGGCGCAGACGCTGCCTGGAGGTTCGGTCGAGGGCTGGCCAACCGCAGCTTTGATCAGGTGCTGATGAAGAATGGTTTGGCCGTTGGTGGCTTCGCAGGCATTGGGCGGCGCAATGCATTTGCCAGTCGAAGCATCGTATTCGGCGCCAGTCGGGCAAGCAGAGCCAAATCTCGATACTGACTTAGCGCCAACATAAGCATTGTCAGCCTTACGATAGAGATAAAACGTCCACGACGACTCCGCTTTAGTTTTTGCCTTAGCGTACCTATCAGGCGAGAAATCGGCTAAATACGCATCGACCGCCAATTGGGGCGAAGAAAAACGCTCGCCGTCGATAGTGTGAACCCAATAGTAATCTTCAGCCTTAACGTCCTGGGACCAGACCAAACAAAGCAGCAAAAAAAACGCAGTAAACCTAGCCTCCCGAAAAAACGATTTAAAAATAAAAAGATCCATCTTCACACCCGCCCAAAAAACACGAGATAGAACGCCAGGGTGGTCAGGATCAGGACGTACAGTTGGTAGCTCATTGGCGTTCCCTCGGAAGTGAAAACCCCGCCGGAGCGGGGTTTGTTTGCTTCGGCACGTGCGGTGCGCAACCCCGGCTTACAGGGCGCGGCGCATGTACTTGAACGCCATGGCGGCGATGATCACGGCGAACACGGCCCAGCCGATGGTGCCGACATCAGTGCCAGCCTCATCCAGTGCGCCGGTTGCTTCAGGGGGAACGGCTGCGTACACGGTGCCAGCCAGCGTGGAAAGCGCGGCAGCCGCGCCAACGCCGATTTTCTTGATGAAGTGCTTGTTCAGTTGCATGGGTGATACCTCACTGTTTCAGGACTTTTTTGAGGACCAGAAAACCGAATACGGTGGCAAAGAGCACGATGGCTTCTGCCTGGAGTTCGGAGACCTGTTCCCAGGACAGTGCAGCGCCGTAGAGGCTCTGCATTTCCCCGACCGTGAGCGCGACCAGCGACCCGGAGCAGACAGGCGTACCGTCAGCGCCTTGCAGCCAGTCACCGTCACAGGCGAGGAAATTCATGCACCGGCCTCGAGGAGGTCGGCGGCTTGTTCGAGGGGTTCGCAGTCGGGGCAGACGGCGAAATGGGGCGGCAACCTCAGATCGGGCAGCAGATCGCTTTGCGGTGCGGGCAGGCTCATGAGCTTGCCCATGTCGTTGCCGCAGCAGTCGCAGATAACGCGGTCACCGATCAGCATGGTCCGCCCCTCCCGTTAGTTGGCTTTAGCCGGATCGGCTGGCTTGGCCGGGTTCGGCTGAGCAGCGGCACGGTTCGGCTCGGTGCCGTTACGTGGCTTCACCGCTTCCAGTTGCAGGGCTAGGTTCTTGCCCTTGTTCTGGCCGCCACGGGCAATCTCGAAGTGGATGCGCACCAGTTGCAGCGGCTCGAACTGGGCACCGGCTGCGAAGATTTCATCAGCTACTTCGTCCGCTGCTGCCATGCCGATGATGGAAAGGCCGTGCTCGGTCTTGCCGTCTGGTTCGTCGCCGTAGAAGACCTTGATGTACTTCTGGCCGGCTTCACCGTCGAAGCGTTGAGTGCCGAGAAATGCAACTTCCATAGTCGAACGTGCCATCTGTGTTTCCTCTTTCTAATTGCGCTTTATTGCGCTGCTTTGCTTTCTGCAGGCCGAGCGATCCCGAGCAGACGAACTTTTAAAATTCGCCACTGCTGGTTTGTTACTTGGCCTACTGGTTAAAACTTCGCGTTGCGGTTGCCTGTTAGTTGGTTAACACCAAGGGCTTTGCCCTTGTCATCCCACTCTTGCCGCCGAGGGCTCAGGAGCGCGGGGAGAAAAGCATTCCCCACACTCCCGAGCGGAGGCTGTTTCGGTTCGTGCCGGGTCAAGGGTGCGCTCCGCCCGTGCTTCCGTTCGCCGGATCGGTGAAGCGTGATCCGACGAGCCGGGAGCGCGGCCCTGGACCTGTTGGGCCTCAGTGTCGGTTGTTGTCGCGGGAGCGCTGTCGGGCTTGGCTCCGTCGCGGTACTCGCTGATCTTCATCGCCAGCCAGGGGAAGGCGAACATCACCACCGCGAGCAACGCGATGGGCAGATAGACGCGCCAGAAGAAGTCAGCCTGTTGATCTTGATTAACCAAGGCTCAGGCCTCCAGCTCGAATGGTTCGTGGATCGGCACATAGGGCGTTGGTTTGCCGGTATCGAGCACAACGCTCCAATACTTCGGCGGTCGGTCGGGTGGCGTGTGTTTCTCGCAGGTAGAGGCCGGTATCACCGCCCATTCCGAGGCGAGGACTGTCCAGACACCAGCGATCTTGCCCATGCGGGTTGTGCGAATCGGCTGCACAGACGCGGGGCGGCATTGGGCGCAGGGTGTGGACCGGGAGCGAGCGGGTTTCGCCACTTCGCGTCGGGACCAGCAGACAGAGCAGTCGCAGTTCTCGGGGTGCGGCAGGCGCATATAGGTCGACAGGCTCATACGTCATCCCCTCGGCTGGCTTTCCGTAGACGGCGCGGATCATGTGTCCCACTCCTTTTCCATAAGCTGCTTGGTCAGGAGCACCACGTTGACCATCACGTATTTGCCGACCTTGTGAGACGGGATGTAGCCGTTGCGAATCCAGCCCCACACCACGTCGTGCTCGTCAGCCATGCGTATCCAGTCCGCGAACTGACGCCACGGCATCACTGGCGGCGCGTTGTGGAGGTCTATCGGCGGTAGGTTTCCTTCCATGTCCTTGGCCTTTGTTGCACTATGTTGGTCTATAACAGACGCTATATTTCGCTTAGTAGCATTTACTCACGGCGCCAGTATGCCATAGTTGCTACTCAGTACAATCTACTTAGTAGATCATTTCGGAATGATAAAAGACCGGCTTATAAGCCTTTTCAACAAGGAAAGAACTAGCGTTTGGTTCGAGAGGGAAACCGGCATCGACCGATATCGCTGGGGAAATATCCGTAACGACAAGGCTCGCATTTCGGATGCCGAAATCGACGCAGTCGTGAAGCTATTTCCGCAATATGCGCTTTGGATCGCCAGCGGCCAAATTGCGCCCGAGTGCGGACAAGTCAGCCCGGAGTACGACGAGGCCAACCGAAACTTGCCCAGTCAGGACGCGGGATAG